AGGACTTACTTCTGCAGGTGCTGTTAGTGCAACTGGTTTTAGCTCTACTACTACCGCTTCAGTAAATAATTCTTGGTCAGCTGTAAGCTCTTTAGCTTCAAATGGCGCTATCTACTACCCTTGGTTAAAGATTCCAGATACTACAAAGTCTATTCCAGGCATCACCGTTGCAGTTGCTCCTGGTGGCGCAGTTATTGGTCAGTACCAGGCTACGGATGCTTCTCGTGGAGTCTTTAAGACTCCTGCAGGATACAACACCCGTATTTCCACAGCTGTTGACGTAACTAAGCGTCTGACTAACACTGAGCTAGATAACTTAAATATTGGCGCAGGCAGTTCATCTTCTACCCCAGTTAACGCTATTCGTAACGTACCTGGAGCAGGAATTGTAATTATGGGTGGACGCACGCTATCCAATACCACACCAAACCGTTACATCAATATCCGTAGAAGCATTATTCACATCAAGAAGGAAGTTGAGCGTATTAGCCAGTTTGCCTTGTTTGAGAATAATGATGACTTCCTATGGGGTCAAATTCGCGCTAGCGTTGGTACTTTCTTGAACCAGTACTGGCAGCAAGGTGGCCTTCGTGGAACTACGCCAGATCAGGCATACTTCGTAAAGGTTGATGGAACAACCACTTCCGATATTGATATTGCTAATGGTCAAGTAAATATTCAAATTGGTATTGCTCTTGAATACCCTGCCGAATTCGTTGTAATCAACATCGGTCAGCTGACTGGCAGCTCGACTGCAATTTAATTAAGGAGATAACAGAAAATGGCATCTAGTCCAATTATTAACCCGTTTTCCACTGTCGCTACCGATCCGATTCGTAACTTTAGATTTCTGGTTACTTTTAACCCGAATGATAAGACAAGTGCATCAAAGGTAGACTTCAAGCCAACAATCGGGTTTACTAACGTAACCGGTTTTGGTATGAGAGTGGATGACATTCCTTACCGTGAAGGTGGGTATAACACGACTGTTCACCACCTTCCTGGTCAGACCTCATTTGACCCGATCCAGTTCACTAGAGGTCAGACTCTAGGTGCGACTCAGAACCACGATTGGATGAAGCAGCTCTTCTCCGTAGTGTCTGGTCGTTCAAAGGCTGGCGCTGGTCATGACTTCCGTTGCAGCAGCATTGACGTGGCAGTACTTAGCCATCCAAACCCTGCAGCAACTCAGTACCAGGACGGACCCCCAGCCACTAGCCCATTCAATATGCACGTATCTATGCGCTTTAGAATCTACAATGCTTGGATTCAAAACCTAGTATACGGCGACTTGTCATCCGGTGGTCAGGGTCTTATGATTGAAGGTATGTCTGTAGTGCATGAAGGCTTTGACGTCTCATACGCTAAGGACTACAAGACCTCAGCTCCTGCTTTCCCAGCCGGACAATAAGAATAATAACTAGTAGAGGGAATTACATAATATGGAACAAATTGTAAGTGCAGCTGACAATCCAGAACTTGCACAAGAACTTGTAAGAAAAGCCATTTCTGATCCTGATCGGGATGAGGGGAGGCAACTAGTCGAAACACCTTCAGTTAATACTCTTGGTGAAAAAGACATAGTTCCTCCCCCATCCGGTGAGGTCGAATTGCTTGCTGGACTTTATAACTCGTTTACTGGAGAGCTAACAACCACCGCTGAAGTACGTGAACTTACGGGTGCGGACGAAGAAGCAATCTCAAAGATTGCTGACTATGGTCGTAGCCTACTAACAGTACTTGAGCGTGGCACAGTACGAATTGGCGAAGAGCCTGCAACTAAAGCTCTTCTAGATAAGCTACTTGCTGGAGATAGAGACTATCTTCTAATGAAAATTAGAATTGCAACTTTTGGTAAAGAACTGGAACTTTCCGGTAATTGCCCAAGTTGTGAGGCATTTCAAGAGATTACTTTAGACCTAGAAAAGGACGTTGTTCTTACTAGATTAGAGAATCCTACATCTGATAGAACTCTTATAGTTGATTGTCGTATTGGACAAGTAATGGTTGAATTCCCTAACGGGATAGTTCAGCGAAAGTTAGTTGAGTCAAAAGACAAGAGCCCAGCCGAATTAGATACTCAGCTTTTGGCACAATGCGTGGTACAAATTAATGAAAACCCCGCTGTTACCGAAGCTCATATTAGAGCACTAGGTATTCAGGATAGAAGGACTTTGCTGAAAGCAATTTCAGATAAGAACCCTGGTCCTGAGCTAGACACAATTGTTAAGGCCTGTACTGCTTGCGGGCAGGAGGTCCCGACACCGCTTACCCTGGCGGATATCTTTCGCCTTTAATAACGAGGCGAAATATCAAAACTTATTAATCTCATACGAGATGATAAGTAGGGCGTACCCAGGATGGGGCTTGGCTGACATAAAAGCGTTCTCACATAGAGAACGTAATATGTGGTTAATCTCCGCAATGAAATTACTACAGATGAGAAAGGGACTATAAGATGAGCAATACAAACGCTAACATGAACCCTAACCCTTTGGGTGGTAATGTCAAGCCTGTCCAGGCTACGGATCAAATGGCTACAAATGTTTCCAAGGCTGCTACAAGTGCTTTGCTTTTTGAGCATTCCCTTCAAAGATCTTTGAAGTACCTTGAAAAACTTAGTGCTAATTGGAAAGATATTAACGGTGGGCAAGGCTCATCTCCCCTGTTAAATAGCAGTACTAACGCTGATACTAATAGTGTTCTTGCTAGACTTCAGGCCCAAATAAACGAGCAAATCCCTATTCCTAGAGCTATGGGAACCCGTATTGGTGCGTTTGCAGCTGGCGCAACAAGCCTAGCTATGGGCATGATGCCAAATACAACTGATGCTGTAACTCAAAGAATGCTTACGCAAAACGTTGCGTCTATGACTGGTATGTCTAATTCTGAGATTACTAGCATGTCAAACAGGATGCTAGCTGGCGGTATTACCGGGCCGTACTCTCCTCAAGCAGCTACTAGTATCTTGGCATCTCAAGGTATCCTTCCTACAATGGGCAGCTTTAAAAACATTATGGGCGAGGTTGGCGGTCTTAGCGTCTTAACTGGCATGCAAAATGAACAGACTGCTCAAGCTTTTGGCAGCATTAATAGCATGAACTTTTTGCGACTTGGTGTTCAAGCACGTAATGCAAAAGGCGAACTAAAATCCCCTACAGATATTGCTAATGAAGTTTACAGAAGAACCTATAGCGGTAATCGTAAATTAACAGAGGCACAGTCTGCTCAAGTATTTAACGTACACAGTGCGGCCTACCAAAATATTATGGCTGCCTCTGGCGGTAATGCAGAACTTGCGGCTCAGCTTCAAGAAATGATGTATTACCAGGGCATAAAGGGTGGTAAGAAGTTAAATGTTAAAGATGCTGATTACGTAAAAGATAAAATTCTTAAACTTGAAAAAGATGATCCAAGCCGTGCTCAATTTAATTACCAAGGAAGTCAAGCTAACCTACTTGAAAATACTGGCAAGGGATTAGTTGGCGGTTACAGTGGGGCACTGAACGCTACCGCTAGTGTCAATAATGGCATGGCTTCACTTGCAGGGTTGCTTCCTCAAGTTACTCAGGCTTTTGCAAATCTAAAAGGATTTATAGATACACTCCCTACTGCAGGTAATACTGGCGCTACGCTGTTTGGTGGGATTAGTGCAGGAGTAGGTCAATTTGGATCTATGCTTGCGATGAACCGATACGCTAAAGGACTGACCGCTGTCGAGCAAGCTATAAGCGGAGGAAACCCACTTTCAGAAGGTAGTGACCTGCTATCTACTGGTAACGACGTAATTGATAACGCCAAAAAAATAAATGAGCTAAGGACCGGAGGTACCGCTGCGCTAGCAGCTAGGCTTGGTAGTGGTGGCAAGATATCACAGTTATTAGGACGTGGATTAACGGCATCAGGCGGAAAGTCTCTCCTTACTAAAGGTGGAGCCGGCCTATTAGCCGCAGGAACCTACTATGGTACGTCTAAGTTACAAAATAGGTTACAACAGTATGGTAGAGACCATAACTTAAATGGCAACCTACAAGCTGTAGGCAATGAAGTATTTAACATAGGTAAGTACGCAGCGACTGGTGCGGTAGCTGGAGGAATGCTTGGAGGACCAGTAGGAGCAGCGGCTGGAGCAGTCGCAGGTACAGCATTTGGAATAGGACACAGTATTTATGACTTTACCACGGGTAACTGGGGTAGAGGCGCTCTCGGTAATGGAGCCGGTGAAGATCACAATACTGCAAAAACAGTTAAGTCTGACCTACCTAGAAACGCTAGAGAAGCGGCTTCTTGGGCTATTCAACAAGCTAAGAGTGGCGCTAGTGGTTGGCATAACTACTGTGAAAAATTTGTTGAAAGCGCTTGGGGTAAGCCCGGACGTTACGCCAGTGCCATAACTCACTGGGGGGTTGCTGTAAGAGAAAAGCGTGCGCACCAGGGTAAGGATGCCCCTCCGGGAGCATTTGTATTCTGGGGCGGCGGTCAGCACGGACATACAGCTATATCTATTGGTGGAGGCAAGGTAGTTTCTACGGATATTCTTAGGCACGGTAAGGCTGACATTGTTAACATTGATACCATCACCAAGCGTTGGAATAAGCCGTACTTAGGTTGGGCTGATCCAAGTAAGAGCACCGTATTAAGAAAAGGCGCGGCTGCTATTAATGTCAGTAGCCCTACTGCTGCTCATGAGGTAGCCCCTACATCTACAAAATCTTCTCAAACACCTACTAGTACAGAATCTAATACTCCTTGGTACCAAAAGGCTTTAAATAGTATTAGCTCTGTGTTTAGTCCTCAATACTCTTCAAATACACAAAGTGCTGGTTCAT